AAATGTCAGTAATTTCAGTCTGCTCATTTAATAATTTATTATTCAACTCTGCATTATCAGAAATTGGTGTTTGGTTTGGCTTAACACGAATACGAGTTTCTGGATAAGTTTTACCTTCTGCTTCAACGATTTCAATTACTACATCTCTACCTGTTTCGGCATCTGTAATATCACCATAATCCGGGTCAGAAATGATTGCTAATACTTCTTGATAAACTGTCTTACCAAATCCCCAAAACTTAACACCTTGTCCTTCTTCACCACGCACTACGATTGGTGCAAAGGTACGCAATTTTGGCTCCATCTTCTTACCTGCTTTCCAATTTTCAGTATCACCTAATCGTTTTAACTTTTCGGCAAACTCTAAAATCGGGTCAGGACGTTGGAACGAAGCTGGTGATAAATAAGTTTTGTTGTTAATATTGTAATGAAATAAAAGTTCAATGAAAGGATTTTCGTTGTTGAACTTGTAAGGAACTATACGGATTGTATATTTTCCCGGCTTTGGTTTCCAAAGAGCATCTGTCTTTTTGGATGTGTTTTGCAACGAATTTAGACGCTGCTTAATTGCATTAATGTTCATACGCTTTTTTTGTTTTTAAATTTTATTTATTAGATTTTAAGATTATCGCGATAAATCTTACAAGTATAAATATCGGATTCTTAAAATGTTGAAACAAAGATACGAAGTTTTTTTCGTATCTCCAAATTATTTACCCCATTTTTTGTTTTGTACAATTTGGGCAATAATTCCATAGACTGATAAGTCCTGATATGTGTCTGTAAGTGTTTCACCTACATTATCTTGTGCACCAATAATAATCATTTGCTTTAATCTGTTGATTTTATCATTGATACGAAACCATAATCCAGTAAGAGATAGTTTTACATCGGCATCACTTCTACATTCAGTTCCTACTGAAATGTTACCTGGTCCATAGTTTGATTGTTTGCGGCAGAATAGTTCGTATTGTTCTACCATAATGCGTTTGTATTCAGCAGTAGTTTCTGGATAATCTTTTTCCGCTTGAGCCACTATTTGTGGGTCTGTGTAATCGTTCTGTAACATATTTTATTTTGGTTTTAATTAATTTGTGCTCCTTCAATCTCAATCACATCAAATACTCTAGTTGTTATTTTTCTAACTCCTTCTGCATTTGTAAGTAATATACAATTTCTGTACTCTTCCCAATTCACTTCGTACTTATCATCTAACATACCACCCGTCTTTTCCATTATTAATTGGTTTAGAGCATTGATTGTATATAAGGTATTAGTTTGTTTCTTTCTATGTACTAATATTGTTTTTAATTCACTTTCTGGATGTTGTCCTTCAACAACTACATTATATGTTATGAATAAATCGTTAGGGACGTTTTTGTTTTGTAAGACATATATGTAATTATATGCTAATATATAACTTTTTTTTATAAAATCCAAATTATTCTCAATATCTTTTTTAGTTGAGAATGTACATAGTAACTGCGTCTTTATCATATTTTAATTTTATACTCCCTATAAGTATAAGAAAAATTGATTTATTTACAATGTGTTATGTATGTTGAGAATGAAACATTAATACCAGCAGTTGTTTTACCAGATTTTGGGTCTTTTTTGATTCTCATTTCACCGGGATTTGGGTTAAATTTTACACAACATTTTTCATTTATACCATCCAATACCTCTAACGATATTTTAGAAGTTTTACCTTTACCACTTTCAACAAATCTAACATTACCAAAATTATTTGATTCCAAATCGTTATTGTATAATAATTCAACCATCATACCTGCATTATTATATAACTCCAATCCTCTTTCAAATTCACTATCCAATTCTTCACCTGGCTCTAAACTTTTTTGATAAGCTTTTCTAGCTTGGTTATATGCAACTTTACCCTTTTTTTCAGTTTCATCAATTAATTTTTGAGCTTCTTTTTCGGAATAACCTTTTGATATTAAGATTTGTTTTGTATACGCTTTAGTATCATTATATGATTTTTGTGCATTATCAATTGCTTCGTTAGATGGGGGGTATCCACCAAATGTTGAATTGTAAGTGTCCATCAAATTATCCAACTTTTCCAATGTTTTTGGATTTTCAAATGTACTATTTCGCCATTTGGATGGACCTGCACTTGCTCCACCATTTCCTAATTTAATACTTTCACCATCACTATCAATAAACGATACACTATTTGCAGAAAACTCTTCGGAATAGAACTCTGCTAACTCATCTGGTGATAAATTTGCAGGTGGTGATTTTTGTTCGCCTAATGAAATAATATCAATTGTTGGGAAATTTGATTCGGATGGTAAAAACGCTTGTTTACCACTACCAATTTCAATCATAAACGTAAATACTTCTGCAATATCAGGTCCGCCAGATGATAATTTTTCATCGCGTCTCATATCCTGCAAAATATCCATTATTTGTTTTTGATATTGTTCTTCTGCATTAGCTTTTTCTTCAGAACTCATAGAATCCCAATTTGGATTGTTTATAGGTGCGAACTTTTCTAATTCATCAAATTTATTTAAAAGTGGTCCATATTGTTGTTTAATTTCATCCTCACTTAAACCAGAGAAATTAGCAATAGATTTTATTACAGCTTTTTTTGTTGTTTGGGTAACATTGTTTAATGTTTTTCTACGATTTTCATTATTATTGGTTTCACCATAATCAACCATTTGAGTTTTTCCGTTTTTAATTAAACGGTCAATCATTTCATTTCTTCTGTTTATAGATGCAACAACTTTTTTGGCTGCGCTTCTAGCTTCTTCTTTGGTTTCACCTTTTTTAACAAATGAATTAACTAAACTATCTATGGTTGGTATTGGTCTTTTTTGGTAAGTATTTCCTTCTATTGTTACTGCATTACCATCTTTAGATGATTTATACTCTACCATTTTTCTTTTAGTATTCATTTTAGCCGCAGTAAAATCTTTTTTGTTTACATATGAGCCAGTTTGTGTTGTTAATCTAATACCATAATTATCTTTTATTTTTTTATTAAATGAATCTGCCCACTCCTCTGCATTATTAATTTTAGATGGTAAACTAAATTTAATTCCTTTGCGTGATTGATTGTTTAAAAAATCTCCTTTTTGTTGAGCAATGTAGAATCCAACATCATTTCCACCACCAACTCTAATTGAAATCCAATCATTAGCTAACGCCTTTTCCGCATCAGTTAATGTATCACCATTTAGAATTTTTTGGAATGCATTACTTAATGCTTTTTTATCTAAATTATTATCATTTATTTTATTAATATAATCATTGGCATCTTCTGCTGCTTTATCAATTGATTTTTGTGCAATTACTGATTTTAAATCGTCTAAACTTTTAGTAGTTGGTTCTTCTTTTGTTTGTTTTTTTGGTTTTTCTACCGGTTTGGGTTCTTTTTGTTTTGCTTTTTCAATATCAGCGGAAGATGCTCTTTGGTGTATTTTACTTTTAAAACCTGATTTATCTATTGGATATATGTTTCCACTTTTTATATTTTTAACCATTATTTTACCAGCATCATCTGCTTCACATAATGATTGAATAACTAAATCGGTATATTCACTCAATTCACTTTGCTCTACTAATTCTGCAAATATTGCAAAATGGTATGCATCTTTAAGATTTACTATACCTACTCTATAAGAAAGTTCTTCTAAAACTTCTTGATAAATCTCATCTAAATTATTTAAAATCATAATTTTCACCTGTTACTATTGTTGCTGGAAACTCTTTTGAATCTATTATTTTTTCGTATATTTCTTCATATAAATATGTAATTTCGTAATTAGGAACATCAAATACGAATGCATCATAGTTATACATTATCAGTTTACCCAAACCTTTATACTTTTCTTTTATTTTCTTTAGGATTTGGATGTTTCTTTCTGTTTCATACGCCTGAATTACATAGTTTAGAACCTTTGCTGGTGGTGGATTATCTTCACCAAACTTTTCTTTTGTAATTTGTACCCCATAATGTGGTGTTTTTACAAAACCATATCTTTCCAAATCGGCTTTGTATTTTAATGCCAATATATGTACTTCATTAAAGAAAGGTAAATCTTGCATTTCCACACTTACCCCACC